GAATTGGGGCAGCAGTAACTGGAAATCTTGTTCTGCTCGCCGTGCGCGGTCGGCACCAGACAAGAAGCGGTTGAGACCCTGCGGATCGCTGCGGATCTTGGTGAAGTCCAGCACCGCTGCGGTCAAGTCCTTGCGGAGTTTTTCGCCGGCTTCTTGGAGTGCCAGTGCTCCTTCAAATAGCTTGGCGCGGGTTTCGGCAGCGGCGATTTGCTGCTGGCGAACTAAGCTGGCTACTTCTTCGGGTTCTGCTCCCGAAATGCGGGCGGCACTGATCTCAGCGCCGATGTTTTGTTCTCGGCGGCGGGCTTCTTGAATCCCTTGCCGAACGGCAATAATCCCGCGCAAAGTCTCGCGGGTAACGCCCTGTTCAGCACCCGCTAACTGCTGGGCTGCTGTAATGCGCTCTTGAATACCGCGCAGCTGTAATTCTGTTTGTACTGTCTGTACATACTGTGCAGCCGTGATTTCGCGGTCTTTCTGGAGCTGCCGTTCCTTGAGATCAAACAGCTTCTTGGCGGCTTCTTCCTCTACTGCAACAACTCGGGCATCTGCACTACTAGTTACACCATCCGCAGCCAAGTTGCGTAAGGCTGCGTTTTTCTCGTTGATTATTGCTTGTTTCTGCGCAAGATCCAGTGCAGCCCTATCTCCTTGGACTGTGGCTGTAATCAGTTTGTACGAATCAGATAGTTCTTTTTTGGTGGCTTTGCGGAGTTCATTTATCTTGGCAGCCTGTTCACGTTCAACTTTGGCAGCGGCTGCAGCCTTCTCTGCTGCTTTTGCTTCGTCTCCCCCTGCGGTTATGCCAGCTCCGATGCCTACAAGACTTCCGCCTACAGCCAAACCTGGCAACGCGGCTGGAGCAAAGGGGGTAGCCGCAAGTCCCAGCGATAAAGCTGTTACACCAAATCCCACGTCAGACAGTAAGGCGCCTTGACGGCGCCGCTCTGCACGAATATCCGGCGGAGGAGTTGGCTGTACTCGCTTGCTAATCCCTTCTAAAAACTTGGCGAGGGGGCCCGCAACAAAACTTCCTAGCAGGGTCGTGGCTTGGCTCCACGCACGGTTGAGATCATCAACAGCGTTCAGGTAATCCTTTGCAGAAGCGGCATCGCCAAAAGTCTTCTGTAAGTCAGCTTGAATTACAATCGCGGCTTCGGCATTACGGCCCACGGCAATCAAAGCCTCAGCCTGCTTCTCCACGCTTTTAGATGACAGCAGCGATGCTTCCTTTAGAGCATCAAAGCTAGAGATGGGTGTCTGCAGTCCCTGCGCCAGGGTCTGGGCTTTTTGAAGTGTGGCGTCAAAGGCGGCACCAAGTGCAGTGCCAACGATTGAGCCGGCAAATCCAGCCGTGCCCCCAAAACCGGCACCTGCTGCACCACCTAAACCCCCGCCTACTGCAGCGCCAACGCCTTGGCCAAACAGCAGGGGAAAGCCCGCGCCGATCAACGCGTTGGACGTTATTTCAGTGGTGAGTTTGCGGCGGGCTTGAATTTCTTTTTCTGCCGCTTTTTCATAAAACAATGCCCCGCGTCTACGGGCACGCGACAGTCGCTCCTCTGCGCGTTCGGCATCCCGAGTTCCTGTATTGGGTCCTCGGGGACCGTTAGGAGGGTTTCCGCCCCCGCCTCCACCGCCGCCTCCAGCAGTTCCCTTAGCGGCTTTATTTTTTGCGTCTGTTTGTTTTTTAATTAAATCAAGTTTTATTTTTTCTTGTAAAATTTCATTTTTAATTAACTCCGCAGATTGCCTAGCCGATCCAAATAAACCTTGGGCTGCTTGGTTGCGGGCTTCTAAAAGGCGAGTACGTAGTTGATCAGTCTGTCCTCCTTGCGCGTCGAGTTTATTCAGCTGGGATTCCAGCTGTAACAACTGTCTAGTTACTTGAATCCTGGCATTGATGCCTTCGGCACGCTGACGTCCAACCCGACCTTTTTGCCCCGCACTACCACGGCCGCCACGGGGACCGCCGGTGGCTTTCTGGATAGTGCCACTCAGTTCGCCTTCAATCTGAGCTTTGGCTTCTTGTAGACCTGCTTTTAGGGCGCTGTCATCAAGAATTAGGCGCAGTACCGCGGTGCCGAGTTCGTCTGCCACTGCGTTGCGGTGCCCTTATACCCAAGGTTGCCGGTGGAAACCTTGAGTAAAGGGGTTCCACGCCCATGGCTTCCGCTCTATCGGCCTTGGCAAACGCCTCGGTCACCTTCCAAGTCGCTACCACTGGGGTTTTCACTGACCCGGCCACCGGCAACGTGCTGCCCGCTACTGAGGACGTGACCGTCAGCCTTTTCCTCAAAGGTGAAAGCACCGGTTCCCGTATCTTCCCCGGTGTGGACGTGCTCGACACCGTGTACGAGGGATACGCCGTCAGTCCCACCGCCTTTGATTCGGCAGTGGTGGTGGGCACCACGGGGACGCTCAGCTTTGCTGGAGAGCCCGACACCACCTGCGAGGTGCTGGAGTTGCGCTTCAACTACGGCAAAACCGGGTTGCTGGGGCAGATCCTCAACACCACGCTCGGAGAGAAGATTCGCCTCGTGTCGCGGCGCTTCTGATGGCACGCATCCGCACCAAGGTCACGTGGGACCTCAAGAAGCTCGATGCCCGCATTGAGCAGATTCTGGAAAACTACGGACCTTACATCTCGTTCCAGCTGCAGGAGGAGATCAGTAAACGGCAGTTTGAGTACACCGATGACGAAGATAAACCCGTCATTACACGCAGAAACAATGGTGAGACTGTCGGTAGTCCGCGGGACATTGTGGACAGAGGCAGACTGCTGAACTCGCAAACCGACCCAGTCATCAAAAAAGGCACGCTCACCATCAAATGGACTGCCCCCTATTCCAAGGCCGTGCTGGAAGGGAATTACCTTGTCGGCACGGTGCGGAATAACTACACCGCTAAGCCTCGTGACTGGATCACGCCAGCGTTGCGGGAGCAGCCCTTCAAGCCGTTTGTGCTGCGTCAGTGGCGCCAGCTAAGCGGCCAGTAAAAAGCCCCAGCTGGGGACTGGGGCAAAGGTCTGCGGGTTTGTACTGTTGGCTCTGCCGCTAACGTCAGGCTGTCTGGGCGGTATAGGTGTAAGCGCCGTAACCGATTAGGTCGAAGCTCACCTTGGCAATGTTGCCGGCAGTGATGTCCTCGGAGAATGAACCCACCTGTGCCAGGCCGGCATGTTCCTCGGGGTCGTCGCCAGAACCATCGGTCACCGGGGTCTCCCGATACCACTCCACCAAGGTTCCTTGGGTGGCCTCAAGGGCAGCTTCCTTCAGAATCTTGTAACCGGCATCAGTTACGTCCAGATTCATTGAACAGGGGATCGTGTAGCTCTGGCCCGTGATCAGGTTGGCCTGGAAGCCATACTCCGAGTCGTAGTCCAGCACAGCGGTGCTGTCGCTGGTGGCTTGGATGCCAGCGTTATCCAGTGAGAACACACGGGTCATCCCGGCGCTGCTAGTAGGGATAGTGCTGGAGCTGGTGCCCAACTTCACCCACAGCTTGTAGCCGAAGGCTGCGAAAAATGCCCCAGTGGCCATGACAAAAGAACAGACCTATACGTCTAGGTTGCCTGTGCTACGCACACTCCTCACATTCCAGTACATCCCAAGGTGTCGGACGGGGGCATGTATGGAGGTCAAACCCCTTGATCTCATGGTCAGTTGGGCACGTAGCCACCAGCGCCTCGCGGAGCTTCTTCTCCGTAACACCAAGCTGCTCCAGCACGTCTTCCATGCGCTCGCCGCGGTTCAGCATGTGGCGGGCACGTTGGCCCAGCGTGCGCACCGTGCCGGGGGCTTTCACCAGCCAGTTGTGGTCGCGGATGAAGTGGCGGATCTCACCCTCAGAGAACACCGTCAACAACGTGGAGAATGTTCCCTTTTTTGGGTCCCAGGCGCGACACGTTTTGATAAATGCGATGTCGATGCAGCTGAATAAATCGTCGGGCGCCACGTAGAAATATTTGCGGCACATCTTGCGCCCCAGCAGCTTGATGATGCCTTGGTGCTCGCGGTACAGCACGCCGATGCGGCGCTGCTCGTCACCATTCAGCGGGGTGGCGAGATAGCCGGTTTTGGGGCGGCGTGATGATCCCATGTACCACACCTTACGGTACATGGGCAAACTTGGTGGTTACACAACTGCGCAGTGACTTAGCTGCGTACTACGCCGACTAACAAACCGGAACCGCCGGTATACCCGCTGGTGATCGTGCCGTACAGCACCGTACTTAAGCTCGGGGCGCGGCTCACCAGCTGGCTGTAGGTGCTGGTGCGGTTAGATGGCAACCCCTCGTCGCGCCACTCCAGCTCCATCACGTCGAGCTTCAGGCGCTTCAGGTCGCCGTTGGAAACACCCGGCACTAAGTCGCCACCACCCATCTCAGTGGTGCCCTCCAACGTGGCAAGCGCCAGGTCGAACGTGGCCTGCTGTACTTCGCGGGGGATTACATCATCGGCAATCGTGCGGCCGTTGATCACCGCATCAGTGCGGGGCCACGCCAGTGCTTGCGCTTCCGCCGTGCGTGTTCCAACCCAAGCCAGGGGTTGGAGGTCGGTGGTGGCCATGATCAAAGCACGGGCCTTGTTGTCCGCACTGGCAGCAGTCCAGGTGGTTACGTTCAGGCTGTTGTCGGCGATGCTGTTGGCGGTCGCCACGGTGATGAAACTGTTGGAATTGGCGCCGCCAACTGTGGCATCAAGCGAGACAGGCATTGGTGTGGTCCCAGTGCTCTAGGTTTCCTGTAATAGAAAAGAAAAAGCCCCAGCAAGAGGCCGGGGCATTGGGTAGATCGGACCGGAAGATCACGCAATAGGATCCAGCGGGGTGCCGGACTTCAGACGCACAACGGGGATCAATTCCGAGTCGTACTTCAGGGTCCAGTTGCCAGACGTGGATAGGGCGGCGTTGTTCGGGTTGTCGGTGCCCGCGTTCCAGGTCACACCGTTGACGTGCATACCGTAGTGGTAATCCACGGCCATCACATCCTGCTTGGACAGGATGTTGCGCTCGGCTTCGATGCGAAGCTCCTGCTGCACACCCTCGCTCACGGCACCAGGGCCGAAGAGGAAAGAGGTGTACACACCAGAAGCATGGGGCAGCTGCGAATCAACGATCACACGCAGGCCGGCAAAACTAGTCACACCAGCATCAGTGATGTTGGTGCCGCCAGCACCCCAGGTGATGGGGTCGCCCGACTGCACGTTGCCGCCGGTGAAGGTCAGCATCCCGATTTGCTGCAGGTAGTAGTACTGGTTTGGGTGCAGTGCGATCGTGGTCAGAGACTCGCCGCGCTCGCCCAAAACAGCCTTGGCAGCAATCACAGACATCGCGCTGATGTCCTTATCGGCATCACCGGTGATGTCCACACTGTTGGCAGACAACGCACTGCCGAAGATGCCGCTCAGTTGAGACAACAGAGTGGCAGTACGGAGCTTGTTGATGCTGGCAGCCAAGTAGCCGCGAACCGCAGCCATTGGATCAGCGCCAGTGCCCAGTTTGCTGAGGTCATCCACGGCATACGCAAAGCCGCGGTGCAAAATGGTCATCACTTGCTCGGAAGCAGTGATGGCCTGGGGGCTCAGGTAGCCGCCCTCGCTGGTGCCCCAGTCGTCGTTGGACTGGATGATCTCCTCGGTGGGGTTGATCGGCTGGAAGTAAGGCACGCGCACGCGAGTGCCGCCAGCACGACAGTCGAGGGCTGCGTTGCGGGTCAGTACACCGCTCTGCACGAAGGCAGAACGCTGCACAATTTCCTCGCTCAGGTAAGCAAGGAACTCGGGACGGGTGACCAAGTTGGTCAGAAATGTCCCGTCGTAGTTCTGAAGGGTGGCGGTCATTAGTTCAAATAGCGGGGTTGCCGGTGGTTACCCGCGAGTGGCTTCGGCTTTGAGGAGCTTCGCCAGCTCAGGGTTGTCCTTCTCCAGCCGCAGGATGTCCGTGAAGTTGTACGTGTCCTTTCGGTATGGGTTGGCCATGCCGGGTGGAACGTTGGATGTGGGGGCGCTACCCATGCCGCGGGCCCCGGATGGGGCGAAGTGGTGGTCCCAGCCGGAGCCAGGATTCTTCAGGTTGGCTAGGTAAGCGGCAAGGGGCTGTTCGATGCCGTTGACGATGACGACGGGGACGCCGTCGCTGTTGCGCAGTTGCGGTTGCAATAGACCCAGCAGTTGTTCAGGGGCCAGCGCAGAGGCATGGCTGATCTGCTGTAAAGCAGTGGCGCGTAACCGCTCGTGGGCGGCTTCGCTGTCCTTGGCCTGAAGCGCGACTTCAAGCTCTGCTATCCGTTGCTGCAAACGCGCATTGTCGGCATTTGCCTCCTCCCACAACTTCTTGAACTCACCGGAGTCGGCGAGTTTCTGTTGCTTGTTGGACTTGAGCTGAACTTCCGAATCCTTCAGTCTTCGCTCCAGTTCGCCGAGTCGCTCGTTGAGCTTTCGGTTGGCCTCGCCCTTAGCTAGGTTGTCCTGTTGGACAAGATCCAGCTTCGTGCGGAGAGCAGAAAGATCCTCTGAATTGGTGGGTTCGGGGCTGGGTTGCTGAGCCACCGGCTCAACGCGCTCCTCCACGGAAGGAGCACCCATGACTTGCTCAGTCATGCGGGGAGATTGGTACTTTGTACCACTCTAGGTTACCCCTCCGGTGTACTAGGTGAGGGGGTCGGGACTATTTGTTCCAGTTGCGCTTGGAGTTGCTGGAGTTTGGGGCTTAGGGGTTGTCCGGCGGCGCTTTGGCGGCGGATTGCTTCCAGCAACACTTGTGCTTGCTTGGGATTCATGGGAGGTTTTTGTAGTAGAAGGGCGGCGTTTTACCCAGGGGCCGGGGATCCAGCAGACCATTAAAACTCCACAGGTTTGTAATACTCTAGGTGTAAATGGGGATCAGGACGCACCTGCAAAATGGGTGGAGTGGCGGCGGACCCTTGGGGAAGGCTTCAGGTGTTCCAGCTTCTTTGCCGTCGAGGGGGCGGCACACGGGGCAGGTCTTGGGGTCGAGGACGGCGTTCCAGCGCCAGCGTGAAATGGGGCGGGTAGAAGCAGGGGCGGCACGTTGCTGGGCGTTGTAGGCCATAGCCCAGAAAGCAGCAGCCATCAGACCCTTCAGGCGGAACCGCCACGCATTAGCCACCGTGCCCTTGCCTACCACTGGTAGTTGCTCACCCTTGCGGAATCGGACACCAATCACCACGTCTGCAATATCGGCAGTGGTTACGTTCTGCATGAAACGGGATTGCACTGAACGATCCAGTAAACGCAGTAACTGTCGGCCGAATGGTGATAAGCCGCCGCCAGGACTGGGGCTGAATAACGTCAGTAGTGTCTGTGTCTGGATGCGGGTCTCGCGCAAGATGTCGCCCAAGTCGCGGGGTGCCAGCGCCGAGAGGTCAAATAAGTTTGCAGCAGTAGTGGTGGCAGCTACTTCGGCCTGCACCAGCCGCGAGCGGAGGATGGCGAAGATGCGGTTGGATGTGTTCTGGAGTTCGGTGGCAAATCGTTCGCGGAGTTTGGGATATACAATCTGGCGTTCCAGTTGACCCTCGGGGAGGGTGGCGATTAGGGCGCGGATGCGCAGGGCAAGCTCAAATAGTGCGCTCTTGGCATCGCGATCGGTTTCG